AAGACCATAAGTTTTCAAACAGGTATGCAGAGGTTGTTGAGGTTCCAATATCATACAAGGGTCCAATTGAATCAGGAGATATACTCCTAGTTCACCACAACGTATTTAAGTTTTACAACGACATGAAAGGTCGTAGAAGAAGCGGTAAGAGTTTTTTCATGGATGATTGGTTCTTTGTGGATGACGAGCAGTTTTATATGTACAAGAAGGATGGTAAGTGGCATACACATGACAGGTATTGTTTTGTTGAGCCTGTTCCTGCTGAGGAGTCTTACATATTCAAGCCATTCTCTGAGGAGCCACTTATAGGTATTATGCGATACCCAAACGACTACCTAAAAAGCAAAGGGATTAACGAGGGTGACCGTGTGTCATTTAAACCTGACAGCGAGTATGAGTTTATCGTAGATGGTGAGAAGCTATACAGGATGTATGACCACCAAATCACAATGAAGCTATGAATGATTTTGTATATTTCGAAGAGAGTTGGAACGATAGCATCCCACTGAGAAAACAAAAACGGATTAAGGATGGAATCAAAAGAAATAAAATTAAAAATAATAGAAGCCGGCAGGAAGGCAGTGAGGGAACTTATAAAGGTAGCTGAGGAAGATATCATTAAAAAAAACTTTGACGATGAATCCTCTGAGCTTGCTGCTGATAGGTTAAAGAACGCAGCGGCTACAAAAAAGTTAGCCATCTTTGATGCATTTGAAATCCTAAACAGGATAGAGGCGGAGCAGGAAAGCATAGACGCTATGGAAAAAGGCTCTGACAAAATAGATACCAAACAAGGTTTTGCTGAGAGAAGATCAAAATAGTCTTTACGTTGTTTTAGACAACCACATATCTAGCACTGTACTTACAAAGAAAAACAAGAACAGGAGTTGGCAGTATGGCTATAACCCACAATATGATATAGTTGTAATCTCAAGGTCAGGGACCGTTGGAGAAATATATAACATCAACGGGATAAATGTAGCTTTACCTGAAACTCCTAAGAAGGTATACTCACGGAACGAAAAGAAATCACAGCAGTATTGGGAACCTAAAGAACTACCACAACAACTTTCTAAAATACAGAGCATCTTCCAATGGAACGAAATGCCAAACGAGTTTAAGGGAAGGTGGGTTGATTACATAGAGCAAGAGTTTGACCGTAGGGAAGATGGCTTTTGGTTCATGAACAACGGAAAGCCGACATACGTTACAGGCTCACACTATATGTACCTACAGTGGACAAAGATTGATGTTGGCCTACCTGAGTATCGTGAGGCAAACAGGATTTTGTTTTTGTTTTGGGAAGCCTGTAAGGCAGACAGCAGGTCTTTTGGTATGGTCTATTTAAAGATACGTCGTTCAGGGTTTTCATTTATGTCATCCTCTGAGTGTGTCAATACAGCAACACTTGCTAAAGATTCAAGGATAGGCATCCTGTCTAAGACAGGGTCGGATGCAAAGAAGATGTTTACCGACAAGGTTGTTCCAATTAACAGCAGGCTACCGTTCTTCTTTAGACCGATTATGGATGGTATGGACAAACCAAAGACAGAGCTCGCATACCGTGTACCTGCATCTAAGATTACAAAGAAGAACATGCACAACATCGATAGTGATCCTATCGAGGGGCTTAACACAACAATAGATTGGAAGAACACAGACGACAACTCATATGACGGGGAAAAGCTGCTGCTATTGATACATGACGAGAGTGGGAAGTGGTTAAAGCCAAACAACATACTAAACAATTGGCGCGTAACCAAGACATGTTTGCGTTTGGGTAACAGGGTTATTGGTAAGTGTATGATGGGTTCTACGTCAAACGCACTTACAAAAGGTGGTAGCGAGTTTAAGAAGCTATACTACGACTCAGACCCAAAGACAAGAAACGCTAACGGTCAAACTAAAAGCGGGTTATATTCACTTTTCATCCCTATGGAGTGGAACATGGAGGGCTTTATTGATAGGTATGGTATGCCTGTGTTAGAACCTCACGAGTCTCCGATAGAAGGGATTAATGGCGACTATATATATGGTGATGCTATATCTTATTGGGAGAACGAGGTTGAGTCAATGAAGAACGATGCCGATGCATTGAACGAGTTTTACAGACAGTTTCCCCGCACAGAGTCTCACGCTTTTAGGGATGAGAGTAAGCAGTCACTGTTTAACCTTACCAAGATTTATCAGCAGATTGACTACAACGATGAGATGATTAAGGAGCATTTTATAACCCGTGGATCATTCCATTGGGAGAACGGTATAAAAGATAGCCGTGTTATATTTTCTCCCGACAAGGCAGGTAGGTTCTTAATATCTTGGACCCCAAACAAAAACTTACAGAACAGGGTAGTTACACGCAACGGTATTAAGTATCCCGGCAACGAGCACCTTGGTGCTTTTGGATGTGACTCGTATGACATATCAGGAACGGTAGGTGGAGGTGGATCAAACGGTGCGCTACATGGACTTACAAAGTTTAACATGGATGACGCACCTAGCAACGAATTCTTTCTAGAGTATGTAGCTAGGCCACAAACTGCCGAGATATTTTATGAGGATGTGTTAATGGCTTGCGTGTTTTATGGTATGCCGATACTAGTTGAGAACAACAAGCCTAGGCTTTTGTATCACTTTAAGAACAGGGGGTATAGGGGATTCTCAATGAACAGGCCTGACAAATCTTTTAACAAACTGTCAAAGACAGAGAAGGAGTTAGGGGGTATACCAAACTCTTCTGAAGATGTTAAGCAGGCACATGCTGCGGCTATTGAGTCGTATATTGAAAAGTATATAGGTATGGACTTTGATGGAACATTCAGGGATACAGAGCAGATAGGTAGTATGCCGTTTAACAGGACACTTGAGGATTGGGCTAGGTTTGATATAAGCAACCGTACAAAACATGATGCCTCTATTAGTTCGGGGTTAGCTATTATGGCGTGTCAGAGACACCTATATCAACCCGAAAAAAAAGAATCAAAAATAAAGATTACCTTTGCAAGGTATAGTAATACAGGAAAAACTAGCGAACTATTAAGATAAATGGAAAAAGTTACAGTTAACATTTCGCCACAGGGTTTTCCATCACAATTTGTTTCTGACTCAGAGAAGGCCACTGCGGAGTTTGGCTTGCAGGTTGGTCAAGCTATTCAGTACGAATGGTTTAAAAAAGATGGAAACGGTTGTAGGTTTTACGGCCAATGGAGAGACTTTCACAAGTTGAGGCTGTATGCCCGTGGAGAACAATCTGTTCAAAAATATAAAAACGAGTTAGCCGTTGATGGTGACTTGTCATACCTAAACCTAGATTGGACACCCGTTCCTGTTATACCAAAGTTTGTAGACATCGTTGTTAACGGTATGTCTGACAGACTTTTTAAGGTTAAGGCATATGCACAGGATGCATTGTCTCAGGCTAAAAGAAGCAAATACCAAGATACTATTGTAGGCCAAATGGCTGCAAAAGATATCTTAAACATCATACAGGACAACACGAACATAAATCCATTTATGATGGATCCTAACGACCTTCCTGAGAATGATGAGGAGCTGAGCCTATACATGCAGCTTAACTACAAGCCTGCAATTGAAATAGCTGAAGAAGAAGCTATCAACACAATATTTGAAGAAAACCACTACATTGATTTAAAAAAACGTTTGAACTATGACCTAACTGTTTTAGGTATTGGTGTTGCAAAACACGAGTTTCTTCCCGGGTCAGGTGTTAAACTTTCTTATGTTGATCCTGCAAATATTGTTTACAGCTATACAGAAGACCCTTATTTTAAAGATTGTTTTTATTGGGGTGAGATTAAAACGATCCCAATTACAGAGCTACTCAAGATAGACCAAAGTTTAACTAACGAAGATCTTGACGAAATTTCAAAATACAGCCAAAGTTGGTATGACTATTTTAACGTAGCTCAGTTTTATGATAACGATATTTTTCATAGAGACACTTGTACTCTTTTATATTTTAACTATAAGACCACGAAAAAGGTTGTCTATAAAAAGAAGATACTTGAGACGGGTGGTTCGAAGGTTATTGAGAAGGATGATACATTCAATCCGCCTCAAGAAATGATGGATGAGGGAAGGTTTGAGAAGATTGAAAAGACCATAGATGTTTGGTATGATGGCATTATGGTTATGGGGACCAACATTATTTTAAAGTGGGAACTTGCCTATAATATGGTACGCCCAAAGTCTTCCTCACAACACGCCCTTCCT